TTCTAATATCAGCCATCATTTCATATAGTCTCTTTGCGCCTGCTTTGCTAGATCCATTACCTAGATGAGACACCACATCGGCAGGAATTACAAACTCTCCATCAGCAAGACGGGCAGGCTGTTTATCGCCAATCACGGCTGGAATGTCATCACTCATGCCGTCCCCACCCCCTGACAAAAATCGAGGAGTTCCACCGCCTGCAAAGTTCTTCTCTGCGGTGCCAAGCATGGTGTCATCACGACCCATAAACCTATAGTAGTCCTCTCCCATCAGGGGACGAGACTTAGGACGACCACCTTGTTTAAACGCTGTTAGACCACCGGCAGCGTAGTAGTTGTCTTCTTTATCAAAATCCACACTACGCATTGAATCCATGAGACCACCGCCTGCCGCCGCTAAATATGGATCACGGGCGGTAAAGGTCGGGCTAAAGTATGCGGCTTCGCTTGTGTCCCCTGCTGGCCTGTCGTAAGCCCCAGTTTGTGGATTGTATTCAAAGTCATACGGGCGAATCATGGCGTTTGATTTTGGAGGCTCAAATGGCTCCGGTTGTAGGGCCGGAGTTAAAGCGGCTGACCCGTATTTAAACGCTTGCCCGGTAGTTAGCCCGGGCTGAGGAACAGTGGCGGCTGAAATATCTACATTAGGTGTGTAAGTTGCCGGGGTTGCGGTTGGAACAACTGGATTTCCAGAAGGAAGTGGTGCTCCACCAAATCCTTGTGCCAAATTAACATTTGGTTGAATAATGTTTGAAGGTGTCATGCCCCCTTGTAATGAAGACTCCATTCCGGGTATTGGCTTAGTCTGTAATGCCGCATCAAGTGGGGTGGGTGGTGGGTTACTAAGCATTGGAGAGCCTTGAGCAATAGTCTCTGGCGTTCCAGCAAGCCCAGAGGAACCAGCCAAACCTTCACCTAAACCAGCCCCGCCATAAGCGCCTAGGCCAGCCATAATGCCCTTCTTAAGGCTTCCTGTGCCTAAAGCAGTGGCACCACCTACAGCAACGCCAGTACCGACTGCACTGCTAGTCCCTAGTGCTTGACCAATGGCAGATCCGACTCCCGGGGCAAATGCGTTTAAACCAAGTCCAACTAAGGCTGGTAGTAGCGCTTTGAGGTTGAATGCTTCGGGATAACCCGTATTTGGGTTAATGGTCATGCTCGTTCCGTTTGAACGGGCTAGAGCCTGTAATCCTGCGACTTCCCGTGGGTTCATATGAACCAACATCGAGTCGCCACCTCGACCATAAGCCTCACCACCTTGTGCATAGTTCATAACTTGCCCACCATATCGATAATTTCTAATTAAACCACCTTGTTTGTTACTAGGACTAGCCCCATCGGAGCCAGCATCATTTCCACTATCATTTGATCCGCCCGCATCCATAGATCCACCTATCGAAGGTGCGCCACCTACATCTCCACCTCCTCCGCCTCCCCCCCCTTGATCTGCGTCAGATGGAGCAGATGGTGCAGGAGCAGAAACATCAGGGGCGCTTACAACATCCATAGCGGCATCTACTGCCTGTTGTGCCGCTGTTACTTGATTTGCCTCTGTTTCTGCTTGGGTTTGTTCTTGTGCATAAGCGGCAATCATTGCGTCTAAAACAGATTGTGCCTGTCCGGGAGCAGTGGCGCCGGGAGAAATACCCTCAACAGATACCGCAGCCGGGGCTGGAACAGCAATCCCCGGAGGAGGAGGAGAATACGCATCCACAACTGCATCATCTATTGGGGCTGGATCTTGCTTTGCATTAAATGCGTTTATGGCACCAACCGTAAGTCCGATGAGACCCAAAGGCCCAGCAATCGCAGGAACAGCCAATCCAGCCACTGTCGCTGGGGTAACCCCAAATCCAGCCACGGTAGGAGTTCCAGCAATAGGACTAAAAAATCCACCCCCTTCTGGAGCAGTGCCCATTATCCCGCCAGATTGGAATCTGGGGATTGATCTGGGGTAGGCGTTTAAACCGTTCATATTGAGATTATCCTGAATTTGTCAAGTGAAGTCTATGGGGCTATGGTAACTGTAACTGCCCCCACAGAACCGGAAGCGGATACCGAAGAAAGGCGTACTACAGTCTTATATAGGAGCGAGGAAACAAACGTGATTGACCCTATAACGGAGGGGACGGCGGGTCTGACAAAGGGCGAGACTTGTGGGCCGTCGTGGTAAATATAAACACCATTAGTTGGGGTGGTGGGGTTGCCAGCCAGATCTGTAGCCCAATACAACTCAATCTCATCTCCAGCGATAGCAGTAAAAGTAGCCTCGGAATACCCGCAAATATAGCCTTCTTCCCCCGGACTAGCACTTTTACGGGCTGGGATGGTAAAGATTGTGGTTGAGTTGTCTACGTCTATATTATTGGCTTTAAGCCAAACCGTGGCGTAATGGATAGCGTTTGCCGTATTAATAAACTGAAGGCTAAAAGTAATTTTATAAACCCCGTCATAGGTAGCCGTTGCCGAACCGGGGGGATTAAGTGTCCATCCATACTCAGAGTCAAGCGTATTAAATTTAACCTGAGTGGCGGTGTTATTACCACTAGCAACCTGATCTGTTGAGTCAGATGCGGCAATATGAGGAAAGACTAAGTTTTGACCATACCCAACAAAATCCCCACCATAAAAGTTATCGGCACGGTACGAATTGGCTTGGTTAGGGGTAAGCGAATCTAGTTGGTTAAAATAGAGGCGAAGTATACGAATCAGATCCGTGTGGTATCTCTGGTCGTATTCAACAGGCGGTACCGGTAATGCTGGCGCCTGAAACTTCTCAAGTGCCATTAGCGTTTACCGTCCGCACGAGCATCTAATCTTGGAACACCTAATTGCCAGTTAACTCCTAAGTCCTCTGAACTAATCTTTAATGCCATCTGACGGGCACGAGCACGGATAAATACCTGCTCCGTATAAACATCCACCGCAGTCTCGATTACCGGCTTAGAGTCCGTTGTACCTACAGGTTGAAAGCCTGACCCGGGGAAGTTACGGGGGCGAATCTGCAATGTTACTTCTGGTGCAGCGGCAGTAGATTTAGCAAAGTTAACGTCAGGGAGCATACGACGAGTCAGCATAAACTGCTCACCATCGGCAATATCAAAGTCAGATGATTGGATGTAAGACTCTATTGGAGCGCCATCATCATCTAATCCATTTTCTTGATCATAGAGAACCCCGGTATCGCTTCCGCTAGGCGTATTAACCGCCATAGGATACTCACGCAACGGACTATCTAACCAAGCAGTGCGGTCAATATTCCCGTAATACCAAATACGCTCAAGATAGTTATAGATTACATAACGGTTGGGGTACGAAGAAGTGGAACTTGGGTATATCCACCAGACTTCATTCCAACCCTCGTTTGTGCCAGAAATAATAGTATCGGCCTGACCGTAGTTAATATCCTGATAAACAAACTGCCGCAGGGTACAAGGGAGCGTCTCGACACGACCTGAATAGACATAAAACTTATCGTGCCCCATCCAGTAAGTGACGTTATTTACGGTCACGCAAGCCCGTGGGCTAAGGATAGAGATGTTATCTGCTAGTTCCTGTAAGCCAAATACGTCCGTAGTTCCAAGGTATTGGAAAGAATAAAGGTGTGACTCTGTCCACACCAATATTTCTTGTCTGGTTGGTAAGGCACGTACAATCCTTGAACCCCTAGAGACTCTTATAAATCCCGCAGAGTTGGTAGGCGTCGGAGTCCATTGACCCGGATTATCCTGATCAGCCCACCTAATAAGAAGGGGGTCAAAATCAGCCACATTAGTAGAACCAAAAGGCACACTCCCAAAAGCGAGAAGATGCTTGTCGTTTTGCGATACAAGAACCTGCATAACTTTGGCTGGTACTGCATTTGCGCTGTATCCATCTGCGGTAGCCTTCGTTGAAAGAAGAATTGCGTTAGTTTGAAGCGCTACCCCGGGATTAACAGAAGACCCACGCTCCCAATAGTAAACAGGGCCATCCCGAAGATTAGCAACTAAATCGTTATCAAAGTTGTCATACCACCAATCACTGCCACTTAGAGCAACCGGTATTGTGCCACCAAGGCCCCACTCAAGACGACCCCATGTGTCCGTGCCCCAGCCATAACCAAACGTACCACCGGGAGTACCAACGGCTATTTGGTACTTACCAATTGTTGCGGAACCACCATTACCGGAATCAGATGCATTAGCCGTTACTGGAACTTCTATGGTATAGGCGTTGGCATTAATTATCGTAGTAATCTCAAAACCTTGATTAACATTTAGGATTGCAGCGGTGACATTACCCCCCAAAGAAACAGCGTCAACAAATTGAACGTAGTTGCCTACTTGTGCCGGTGCTCCAGTATCTAAAACCGTTACGGTAGAAGAACCATTAGTTGCAGTAAATGTTACGTCCCCAGCAGCCGTTGTGGCTTGAAGGGGGGTGATGTCATAAAAGTATCCACCCGCTTCTATGTATAACTTTAGATTTGTCCCAACGGCTAGTAGATTGTCACCAAAAGTTGTTACGTAGTTAAACAGTTGTCGGCAGGTACCGAGAAAGGTATTAGGCGTCTGTTTAAGCCAGCCACCAATCTTTTGAGGAAAACCAGATAAGAAGCGAACTTTGTCGCACTCAAACCAGCCACCCTCGTTAGAGTAGTTGGTCTGATCCCGGTTTACCCCCGGTTTAAATCTAAGTGCTATGAATGGCATAAGTCACCAAAGATACTTTCTCATGCGGGGCGCAGGAAAAATTGTGCTTTCCTCATGAATGTGAATTTGTCTAATAAAAAACACTAAAGTTAATCGTGTAGAATCGTCTTCATCCCCATAAAATTCATTTGCCCCGTGAAATAAATGACCATCAAAAAGAACTAAACGATTGTATTCTTCTTGTATAGTAACTGTTGGTCTAAATTGCTTATTATTTTCTAGTCTAAAGCCATCAATATCTGTAATTAAATGTGTATTT